TGCGGCGACCATGAACTCTGGGACATACACCCAGACAACAGCAGGTAGTGCGTTTTCCTTCACAGAAACCTTCAACCAAGGAGACGCAATCCCAACAGGAACGACCGTTACTAGCGGTGTGGCTCCATCCTTACCCGCGTTTGGAAGTGTCACAACCACTGCTGGTGGCGTGGCTGGTTCTCTCGCTGGTAGCATCGATTCTGCTGGCACGATGTCATTGACTGCTGGTGGTGCTGGCACAAGTGCTACTGGACAATTCGTGTCTGAAATCACCGTCAGATGAGTGAGGTAAATAGTGATGAATATGATTCGTTGGTGTGTCCTAAGTGTGGTGGGTGTATCTGCCACACTTGCTCCTGCCCTGGGGGTCCCCGTGGTCCCCAACTTCACGCAGGGGTCGATGACCAGCCACACAGAAACGACACAAAAAATTACAGAGACCATCAACTCGATGGACTATAACACAGGGTATCAATACTCTGTGACAGGTAGTGGAATTACAGCATCAGGTTCTTTACAGCCTGGAACTGGTGCTAACAATGTAACTATAGACGGAGTGACTTCGCAATGGACAGGACTAACAAGCAGACCAAACTTTACACAGACGACACCAGGGGGAGCGTTTCAGTTCACAGAAACGTATCAAGGTCCTGGTTTAAGCAATCAAACAATCATTCAAAGGGTGACCGAAGTAACAAGCGTCACAGATACAACTTCTATTTTCTCGCAGTAATTGGTTGTGGCGTTTTATCCCCAACTGCGGTATTATCTGAAACTATTGGTGGTGTTAGCGCCACTGCTAGTCCTGTCGCAAATTCTAGTGGATCAGTCACAAATCAAGCTATACAAGTTTTACAAGGACCATACATCACCAACACTTATGGAGGTGGAATCCAATGTCAGGGTCCTACAAGAAACTTTACCCCATATGTAACAGGTACTGCCTCGGCATCGAAACCTTACGAACCATATTATAATGATCCCGTCTATGATGTAACTGACCTAGATGATGATGGGCGTATTGATAATCCTGGGGATATTCTCTTCACGAAAAAAACTAGAACGGGACAGAAAGATAACTACAGTCTTGGTGTAGGTTTCTCTATGACTTGGAGTACTCCTACAGATAAAAATCTACAAGACCTTTGTAAGAAAGCAGCAACTACTCAAATCGCTCTGCAGGAACAAGTAACTGCTAATAAGAGATTAGACTTCGAGATTGCTAGACTTAAGAACTGCGGCGAACTAATGTTGAAAGGAATTCAATTCCATCCTCGCTCACCTTATTATAAAGTGTGTGCTGATGTGGTTGTGAATAATCCTCCAGGACATACTCACCCACACGTCCATTCTATCCCTTCGGCTTCAGCACCTTCTTCAACGCCCGTATCGCCTCCGTCCTCTCGCGCTGAAGATCTCGGCGCTCCGTTACGCTTAAGGGAGGAATCTTCTTCCCCCTAATCTTAGCAATCTTTTTCATAACTTTCTTGACCGTTGGTTTGATAACCTTTAGTAGGATATCTGCCAGCGGTTTTGCCATAAGTGCTGATGCTGTAGCAACTATAGCAATACTTGAGGTAGTTACTACAACGCCAGCAGCAGGAAGACCAGCAATCACTTGCTCTGGTAGAGGCACAGGTTCTGTAATCTGAATACACTGGTTACCAACTAACTGATAGTCAGTTACCTTCTTTCTGAACCCCTCAATGTATGTGCCGACAGGTTCCTTCGCTGCTTGTACTGGTGTGGGGCAGTCCACCTTAGCAGTAGCAGGTGCTGCAGGTGCTGGTAGATCTACTTGCCCTGGTGGTTTAGGTTTTTCTTTTGGACCTGTATTGACCGTAGGTGGTGCAATTGGAACTATCTGTTCAGGTTCATACTGAATAGGATTAAAACTAGGGACGCCAGAATCGCAGTACGTAACCAATCCTCTTTCGTCATCTTGACCTACGGTTTTTGATTTATTATTAGATTCGTGAGCTTCGACGCACCCAGGAATATCCACAACAGGAGCACCAATAATTACTGTCACTGGTGGTGCTAGTGGAGTTGATGTGTAATATTCGTTAGCAGTTACTACCTGTGGAATGTCAATCTCCCGAACGTTGATGTTGGGAGAAGTGATATTAGGAATTTCCATTAGCAATCATTAAATACTTGTCCAACTTGTGACCCCGCTTCGGATCCAATCTTCTGACCTAGGAGCAATGCCCAACCACCTGCCAACCAACCCACGTAGGGGATGCTAGCAAGGGCAGGAACAGCGACGCCAGCAGCAATAGCACTACCTGCCATCGCACCTTGTGATCGTGCTCCAGCGTCCGCGATCAAACACTCTACTTCTTTGGCAGACTTTCCCTCGGCGTCAGCGCCACCCCCTAGGTTTCTAGTTCCTTCTCTTGTGTACTCATCGCGACGGTATTCATTACGACGCTCAGTGCCACCACCAAATAGACCTCTCTTCTCTTTGTCAAGTTCTAGAGATCTTTCCGATTCCAAAATTCTGGGATCGTCTGCTCTATACTCAATCTCATATCCGTCCTTACCAGCTTTAATTTTGTATGACGAGTAAGGACCGCGAGGAATATTAATCGTTGGAACTTGCTGTACTTTCTCTTGCGGTCTGAGCACATAACCTAGTAGTCCAATATGAGAAATAGCAAACAACGTGCCAGCAGCAATTGCCAGTGTTTTTAACTTTAAGGGATTTTCCTTTTTTATCGGTTCGGGGGAATCAACGCTAGGTTGTTCTACTTTTCTCTTAAACATTAGGGTAACCTCAGGGCAGGACCAGTTGTGGAAGGAACAGCGGGACCAGTAATCTCAGGTAATTCTGGCATTGCTGCGTCTAACATACCAGGGAGAGCAGAAGTGACTGCTTCCGTTGCTGCTTTAGCGGCAGCACTCTTTGCTTGATCGATCAGGGCATCCTTATTCAGGAGGACATAACCAGCGCCACCGATGAGAGCAGCACTGGTGAGACCTGACAGCAAAGCGATAACATTAATCAGTTTTTGCATCTTTCTTAGGCTCGATAGTGGAAACGACAACTGGTTCTTCTTTCTTGGCATTAATTGCTTTGTTGCCATTTCCGTTGGCATTTCCGCCAGACTTAGCAGGACTCAATCCGAAGGCGGCAAGAGATCCAGAGAAAACAGAAGCAATAAAAGTTGGATCGAAGTCCAGGATTTTTTGTCCGTTGGGTAATCGTACATAGCTGAAAGTGAGAAGAGATGCTGACCATATCAACACCACGACCTTGACTAAATTGCCAAGGACTTCACTCTTATCTTCATCGTGTTCTTTTTCTTTAATTTTTTCCTTGCTCATCATTGCTGTCTTCCTCAATACGTTTTAGCATTTTCGCAAGGTCAGCAGTACTGCCAACGAACATTGTATTGTTTACAGTTGAAGGACCTTTTTGATCCTTTCCTTCTTTGACTTCTTTGGTGTCCTTCTGAAGCTTCATTAACTTGTCAGTTGTATCAGCAACGTTTTTGATCATCATCGCGGCAACTTCGTATGCCCTAGGATGATCCGAAGATGCTGCTACATCCAAAATACCATTAAGTGCTTCTTGTCCTTTTTCGATTAAGTTGTATAGTTGACCGCGAGTGTACTCGTAGTCTTTAGTTACATCTTGATCGCGTGTTTTTGTTTCCTCAGTTTCCGCAAGAGCGACTTCTGCATCAACAACTTCAACTTCCTCATCTGGAAGATTAAAAATATCCTTCATATTGTCGTCCAGCTTAGTCATAAGAATTCAAACCCTTCATTGAAACCAAAGTTATCATCTGGTTGAACAAAAGCATCATCTGCTTGTGTAACCTGTCCGTCTCCATCGTAGTCCTGAGTTGCCTTTGGAGTATATGTGAGACGAATATCTTTCCTCTTGGTAGTATCGCCAATGTTACCAATCTCCATAATGGATTTCTTGATAACACCAACGTTAGTAAGAGGACCGTAAATATATGTCTTTACAGTAAACTGCAATCTATATTCTAGGTATCTACGTTGCTTAAAATCACCGTCATATTGATCGGTATAATCAACGCTAGTTAAAACCACAGGGACATCTTTCACTTCATCCATATCAGGAATCATCTTGATAGGAATATTAAAAGATGGTTGGAAATATGGTAAAATCTGTTCCAAGATACTTAAACCATCGTCTTGAGATTTGGCGAGAATACCAAGCTCAAATCCGATGTTGTAAGGAACAGGCATATACTGTTTGCGTACACCACCCGTAGCATCATCAGTTTTTTTATAAACCTGTATAGGACTAGTTTTCCTAGTAGGATCGTAAGTGTAACTAGTCATCTCAAAGTACAGACGAGGAAGAGTCATCTGAACTTGCTTGTCTAGATCTGGGATATCTTCCAAGCGTGCAAGAAATTTATCCCTAGGACCATATGCCAAAGGAACTTTTTCTCTTACAATTTCATTACCGTTTTCGTCGAGATCGCGAAGTTCGATATTATTAAAAATAGTACCGAAAGCGATAACTGTACGGCGAATAGTACCGTTATAAAAATACTGCAACATTAGAAGCTATCCTGATGATTTCCAATTTCTCCAAAGGGATTTCTTTCCGAGAAGTCGATAACATCGTCAGCTTGGAATTCTATCACTTGGTTGTCATCGTATTGAACACTCTGAATTGAGATGGTGGTGAACGATTGAATTTCGCCACTGCCGTTAGGACCAGTGACAGTTTCTCCTTCATCAAATGCACCTTTAGGATAAACTACAATCAGTTTACCAGTTGCACTATCGAAGGAAACAACGGTACCAGAAGCACCGCCACTTGAGGTAAACTCTTCACCTTCATCAAAGGTACCCGTAACATTGACGAGTGTGATTGGGAAGGTGTATGCTTCTCTCTCAAGTTGATCAACCGCAGCATCGCCAGTTTTAAAGAGTGTGTTACCACGCTCCATTAGTTCTGCTGTGATTGTGTAGAAATATACTTTTCCGATTTGGAAAAATGGCATTTCTTTTTCTACGAATTTGATTTCGTAGTTGTCCCCCGTCAAAGGATAGTGAATAATGTCACCATCATTCGGGCGATCGGGGAGATTAGGATTAGCTGCATTGACTTCATCCCACCTATTAACCGACACAATAAATGTCGCTTCGTCGGTGATACGAAGACCAAACTTGGTAACAAGTTCGGTACCAATGCCACCAAATCCTTCTACATTTTGCAGAAGCATCTCCACTACATATATATCCTCAAACCTAGACAGGATAATATCATTCAGAACATCGTCCTGAATCATCACTCTAGGTACGTACTTTATATCACTGCCAAAAAGCTTAATCTGCTCATCGACAAGATCCTGAATGAGATTTTGCTCACCAGAATATCCACCGTGGTATGTTGGAAAATAAGGACTAGTAGGCATTACCCGATAAGATCAAGGGGCGGGATGGTATAAGTGGAGATTAACTCACTTTCGATCTTTTCCAGTTCAGCAACTGCTTCCGTGTAGATCTTCTCTCCATTGAGAGTGATACCACCAGGAAGTTGAACGTTCTGATACTTGGTCAAGTTAGTACCCCACTGCTTTTTAATCAAAGCAGTGAGATACTTCTTGAGGAAAGGATCGTTGTATACTTGGGTATATGTAGTAGGATCGAGAGCTCTATAGCACTCGATAATAATAAATTCTCCTTCTTTGATATCTTCTGATGCTATATCCAGATATAATCTATCTTGTCTCTGGTTGAATCTATACTGAATAAACGTGCCGTTGTTTAGCACAAAATCAAGAGTTTCTAGATAACTCTTGGTCATATAATAATTCAGGATATCAATAGACCCAAAGTGGTAGAGGTCATTAAGAAAGATTTGATACTCAATACCAAATAGGTTACCTCTAATACCACTAGACTTAATACCAAAAATACGATTGATGCCATAGACGTGTTCGGGGATCTGCAGATAGTTGTCTCTTTCTACCCAATCTGTAGATCCAATAGTCGTAGTTTGATTGCTTGTCTTAAAGCGAGTTACATCTGCTGCAGTAACTTCGTGCTTAAGCAGCATCTTCTCAGTGCCGTTATAAGTCCATTCGGCAAACTTTTGTAAGGCATCATCCGTGAGATCGTCGATCTGTTCCTGCGCAACGTTAATCTGCAGAACAGGTTCGCCAAGCTGCCTCTTACAATAATTTTGTAGTTCAGTTCTCGTTGTTGGTGATGCCATCACACAAAAATACCCTTCCTAGTTATTTAGGAAGGGTAGTATTTATCAGTCTTCGGTTGTTTCGGTAAGAAGTTCTCTTTCAGGAGCTTCGGTGGTTTCTGTTTGTTGATCTTGGAGGATATTCAAACCTTCAACAGCACCTTGGAGTTTAAGATAACGCTCCTTGGCAGTTGCCAGTTTCTGCTCCATTTCCGCAATCTCTTTCATCAGGTCTTTTGCCTGAGTTGAGAAATTAAGAATAAGTTCTTCAGTAGTCATTGCAATAGATTCTTTGTTTACGTAAAAAAGAGGGGACCGAAGTCCCCCCTAGTATAGAGTATTTAGTTGTCCAGGTCAATCGGTTTCCCGTATTATGCCTGAGACTCACTCCAGGAGATACGACCTGTAACCGTAAAGGGAGAGCTGTTACTCACACCCGTAAGGTCCACAGGTTCGGCAACCACAGTCAGGAGGTCAGGTCCGTTCGGGAAGATACCGTCACCACCAAGGATGGAGTTACCCATTTCAATGATGGAACTAATATCGTACGAGGTAGCACCTGTACCACGCTTACCTGTAGCATCTGTAGTACCACCAGCAGCACGGAAGGAGAAGATCTCCAAACCACCTGCGTAGGTATCGTCCACTGTGTGCTTAATTAGCTGGGACAGAGACGGAGGTGCCACATCTAAGTACTCGTCGGTAGAGAGCGAGGGGTTCAGAATCAGTTTGATCTCACACTCGTGAGTGTTAACCACGTCAAGAGAGTTGAGCTGTAACTGCATTCGGTTAATAATCTCACGCTCACCCAGAGCACCAGACAGAGAGGAGTCCACAGAAGGCGACAGGCGAATAGACACCAGCGGAATCTGCGAAGGCACCACGTTATCCGTACCTACAACTGCACCAACAGAGAATGCAGTGGCAGAAGGAACTGCGGGGCTACCCAGGGCGTTGTTGATGATGCTGGTACCTTGGTTCCACTGGAACGTAGTGTTACCGTTCTCATCAATATACAGGAAGTCCACTTCCAATCTACCACCAGATGTTCTGGAACGATAGATGGAGCGACCATCCACGAACCAACCATTAGCAACGGTAGTCTGATACACGGTAGTACCCTGTGTCAGCTTGCCAGATTCGGAAGTCGGGAAGTAAGTTCTGATGTAGAAACGCTGGTTTCTAGCCCATCCCTCACCCACGTCATACTGACGAAGGACAACCGAGTTCTGGTTGGTAGTTGAAGTCTGTGCAACTTCGTTGGTAAACTTCAGCAAGTTACCAGATGCAGTAAACAGGTATGCCTTGTCACTGTCGAATCTACCATCGGTGATAACAGAAGTACCCCAGTGGAACAACGACGGGATGTAAGACGGAATA